AAGGGGATAACGGTACAAGGGGAGGTTTTCGCGGCAAAAACTCCCCATAAAAATATAAAGAGGGTGAAAAAGGGTGAATACGCTATATTTATGCTGTGAAAATAACCGGATCCTCGTCGACAAAGAAACGGACCTTTATTCCGGGAGTCTGAATTTCGACCGGATCTCGGTATCATTTGGTACCGATTGGGCCGATTTCAAAAAGACAGCAGTTTTTTACGCTTGCCCGGAAAGCGTGTATAACGTCGAAATCGATAACGACGGACTCGCGGTAATTCCGTACGAGGTCCTCACGGTCGACGGTTACCTCCATATCGGTATTTATGGCGAAAAGACCGAGGATACTCTTAGTATCCGGAGAACGACCTCGATCCTCCGGATCCGGATCCGTGCCGGGTCTTTTATCGGCGGTCTCACTCCAAGCGGTAAGGACGTCTATTCTCAGTTGCAAGAAATGCTCGACAAGAAAGTCGATAAAGTCGAGGGTAAGGGCCTTAGCGCGAACGACTTTACGAACACTTATAAAGAGACTCTCGACGGTCTCGATACGGCGCTCGGTAAGAAAGTGGATAAGGTTACCGGAAAAGGCCTCAGTACGGAAGATTACACGACCGCCGAAAAGACCAAGCTCGGAAAATATCCGACGACTCCTCCGGAAAGCCTCAAGAATCCGAAAACGATCGGATTTGAATACTCCGAGGAGACTCTTTCGAGCCTGGATCCGGTATCTTATGACGGCTCCGAGGAGAAAACGGTCGTCTTACCGGATTGCACGACCGGCGATATAAACGGTCTTTTGACCGAGTATTACGCTTTCTTGTGCGAAATCACGCCGGAGGAAAAGGAGGTATAAAACCATGATTGACGGTGAAAAAGTTTGGCTTGAGAGTACGAACTCTCTCGGTCAAGTCTCGCTCGGAATGTCCTCCGGCCTCGGTGCTACGGTCGCCGATCTGCCGAAAGACGCTAAACCGGGGTCTTTTGCCCTGGACTATACTACGATAACAGCCTATTTTTATGACGGAAAGGAATGGGTTATAGCAAATGGCGATTGATAAAAAGACGTTTGCTCTCATTATGAGCAAGCAAAAGAAAATGTATGAATCTCTCAAGAAAGAGATCGGCGCGATCTATCCTCTCCTCCTGGACGGGAGTAAACAGTCGTACGACAATCTTATGAAAGCGTTTTTCGACGCAAATAACGCGAACTCTCTCACTCCGGCCGGTCTTACCGATCTCGTCGATCGGTGGTACTCTACCACTCGCGCCGGTTGGGATGGTGGTATTAAATTCTATCAGCCGGACGTATCGAGCGTTTCGACCGGTACCAAGGTCGGCGATAACGCCGGTCTCGAGTGTGTTCCCTCCACAAACGAGGCCGCGAATAAGGACGATTACGCCGGTCTCCCGCTTTTCGCGTGTGTAGACTGTAACTTTATCGTCGACGCCGAGACGCTCGAGCCTCAGATTACCGCGATCGATGGTATTACCGACAATTTTACGCGGACGGATCCGGACGTATTCGTCGGCGTCCTCCAGATGGCCGGTTATACCTATTTCGACGAGGACGCGGAGACCTATACTTTTGGGTATAGCGATTATAAAAACCGCGCCGACGCGAGACCTCTTCCGGAGGCCGTCCGCGTCGATAAAACGGTCCGCGATTGGGTCGTCCATGCTAAGTATATGAGTAAGACGGTTGGAGGTAAGCTCACCTCTTACGCCGGAGTTATTCCGACGGCCTATAGCGTCTCTCATAATACAATCCATACTCTCGCGAGGGCGATCGGCTCTCAGTATTCCGGCGGTTGTCTCTGCGATCTGAACTTTATTCGCCTTATGGCTTTTCTCAAGTATGGATCTATGAGCCTCGACGGGATCCTCCAGGGGTGCGTAAACTATAACTATCAGTACGACGTTAAGGTCGGCGAGGAGAATACTAACCGCCTTATCCTCAGCGCGGCAAACGGCGCGAATCTTTTCGTCGGCTCCGGCGTCTTGATCGGCAATTTCGGCGGGAATAAGGATCGCGGCCAAGCGGCTATGTATTCGATCTCTACGAACGCCGGTCGGATTATTACCGCGATCGAGGACGTCGAGATCGAGGGTACCGCTTATAAGGCCGTTACGGTCGACGGCGATCCCTTTACGACCGTCGCAAATGGCGCCGATACAAACGGTACGACCTATCTCTCTACTTTCCATTGGCCTAACGGCTCTTGTGATAATGTCCTCGGTAACGACGGCTCTCCGGCCGCTCCTGGTACCGGTACAAATCCGGCTAAGATCCAGGGGATCGAGTATAGCGTCGGCGGTTACGAGGTCCTCTCTGATATCATCATGAATAAATACCAGGACGAGGACGAAAAGTATTACTATCAGGCTTGTATCGTGGATCTCGCCTCCAAACAGGCGACGAGCGTTACCGCGAATTACCGCAAGCCGTCCACGCTCAAGGCCGTTAACGAGTCGTCCGGATGGAAGTATATCCGAAAGATCGGCTATGAGGATGGAGATATGTTCCCGATCGACGTAACCGGCGGATCCTCCTCGACGTTTACAAAGGACGGTTTTTACCAGGATGGACCGGGTACCGGTACGAGAGAATACCTCGCTTTCGGTACCCTTATCTCCGGGGTTGCTAACGGAGGTCTTTCTTGCGTGTCCGGCCACGACGGCCTTACGGCCGCGTCTTGGTACATCCTCGGGCGCCTTTCTCCTAACGGTAACCGGGGTGAATTTGCCGCGTAAAGCGGCAAAGAGGGGCCTTGCCCCTCACATTCGAGCATTTAATTAAGTGTTCAAAGGGTAGGCTATAGAAATCCGGGGATCCTCGCTTTCGGTAACCTTAACAACGGGGTTGCTAACGGAGGTCTTTCTTACGTGAACGGCAACAACGGCCTTACGAACGCGAATTGGAACATCCTCGGGCGCCTTATTTCTGTATTTCTAAATAGCGTCTTTAGGAGCGTACTATAGTTTATCCTCTCTGCGGAGAAAATTTATCATTAAGAACGCCGGGTAAGTAGGCTTGAGACCGAACGTCCGGGAATGATACAGAAAGAAATATCAGTTATGAAAAGATGTTGTAAAGAGATCGATATTACCGATCCGGAGACGATATACCCTTACGTTTTCGACTGTATCCATAGACACGCGAGGCGATACGATTTCCGGCGTATGCTTTTCGATTTTGGTCTCTCGAGATCTGAGTATAAGAAATATCTCGATACTCAAGACTTTACCTCGATCGAGCCGGTCGTAAAGGTGATAACGTCCGAGGTCGCGAAACGGATCCGGGAAAGACGTCTTGATTTACCGCCGGTTGTCCTCCGGGATATGCTCGACAGAACGACCGGAAAAGAGAGACAGATCGGTAAGGAGAATCCCTTACAACAGGTTTTCGATTATGTCGCGGTCGGTGCCGCCGGTCAGATTTGGAAACGGAGGATTGTACCTCAGCAGTTTTCAAGTATTAAAGATCGCGGTCAGATCTACGGCGCGAGAATGATTCGAGGATGGATCAAAAAAGATAATAAATCTCTCGAGTGGAGTATAAGACACAACGTCCGGTATTCCCGCAAGTGCAAGTATTACGCTAAGCTCGATATAAAGAAATGTTTCCCGTCTATGAGGCTCGAGGTCTTTATGAAATGGTTTTCTCGAGATTGTGGTAATCCCGATTTACTATGGCTATGGAGATCTCTCCTCGAGTCTCATAGAGTCCAGGGTTATAAAGGCTTTATGATCGGCGCATTACCGAGTCAATGGGGAGCGCAATACTTAATATCTTTCGTGTACCGATACGTTATGAATTTGAAAATCCGGCGGCGCGGTCGTCTTATTTCTTTGGTCTCTCATATGGGATTATTCATGGACGATATGTGTTTGTTTGGATCCTCGAGAAAATCCTTAAAACAGGCGATCAAGTTACTTTTTCGGTATGCTTACGAGACTTTCGGTCTTTTGATTAAGGATACCTGGAGTATATACGAGATCGACGAGGTACCTCTCGATATGATGGGTTACGTTTTCCATAGTAACGGAAAGATCACGATCCGAGGACGCGACTTTATACGAGCGCGGAGGATAATTCTTATTTTCCTCGATCTTAGATCCTTATCCTTACGACAGAGTAAACGCCTCCTCTCGTATAAAGGGTATTTCAAATACTCAGATTGTCGAGACCTATATCGAACGCTTAAGCTCGATAAGGTCTTTTCATTTTGTGCGAAAGTCGTAAGCATTTACGCGAAAAGATTATTAACAGGAGGTGCGGAAAAATGTATGTTATCGGCGTAATCTCTCCCGATTCTCCGCGAAATTTCCAGTACGACGAACTCCCGGACGGTACCGCCGACGTTTGGATCCGCGACGGGATCGTCGAGGGTGTAGACGAGGACGGTAATCCGGTCTTTACGTATAACGAGGCCTATTTTAAGACCGACGAGACCGAGGAGTCTATCCGGGAAGATCTCGAATCCTGGACGGAGTACGCGAAAGAATGGACTCCGGAGGTCGAGCGGCCGATCCCGGAGCGCGTCGAGGTCCTCGAGGCTAAGGTCGACTATCTTATGATTATGGAGGGTCTCTAAAATGAGCGTTAACTATATCAAGATCAAGAAAGGATACGAGGCCGGTACTTGGTCTCTTGAGATGGTTTACAATGTCGTCGGAAAGAAAAACGGAATCACTCCGGCCGAGTACAAGAAAATTACCGGACGAGACTATAAGTAATCCGGCGGATCTGCACGATCTCACGGTCGCGGAGCTATGCGATCTTATCGAGGCTCAAGCGAAAATCATTAAGGATCAGCAGATCTTAATTGAGTTACTCACGGCGAAATAATAGGAGGCGGTAATATGGCCGGACCGAGATTACCGATCGAGGTCGTCCAGGCTCGAGGATCTAAGCATTTGACAAAGGCCGAGATCCAGGAGCGGACGGAGCGAGAAATTAAGCCGGTTACGGATAATATTATCGCTCCGGATTATCTCACTAAAAAGCAAAAAGAGACTTTCGACAAGATCGCGAATCAGCTTAAAAAGCTGAAAATCATGGGCGAGACCGACGTCGACACTTTGGGCCGATACGTCGTCGCGAATGATTTTTATATAAACGCGGTCCGTCAAATGAGAAAGACCGAGGTTAAAAAGGATCCTCTCGTTTTCGGGGCATGGGCCAAAATTCAAGAGCAGTATTTCAAACAATGCCGCTCTTGTGCGAACGACCTCGGTCTCTCGATCTCCTCTCGGTGTAAGTTGGTCGTACCGGAGGCCACTAAAACCGAGACCGCAAAGGAGAATAAATTTAAGCGCTTTGAAAAAGGATCGGCCGATAATGTTTGATCGGGTAACCGAATACGCTAAGCGCGTCGCGGCCGGTGAGGTCGTCTCCGGTCCGTATCACATTCTCGCGTGTAAACGTCATTTACGAGACCTCGAGCGGCAAAGGACCGAGGCCTTTCCGTATTATTGGGATCCCGTCAAGGCTCAAGATATTATCGATTACGCCGAGACCTTAACGATCGCCGAGGGTACGGAGCCGAAACCGGTAAAGCTCCTCGACTCTCAGGCGTTCGACCTCGGGTGTACTTTTGGATGGATCAAAGTCGCGAATAATAAGCGACGTTTCCGGCGCCGGTATAAGTCGGTCGCTCGACAGAATGGTAAGACGTTTGAAAACGGTATCATGGGTACGTATATCGCCGGTTTCGGTGGTTACTACTACGGAAAACTGTTTACCGTCGCGACCAAAAAGCGACAAGCGCGGCTTGCCTGGGACGAAATGTCGAAATTTATTACGGTCGATCCGGATCTCGGAGAGTATTTCTCCGTAAAGGATTATAAGAGCGTAATAGAGGCCCTTAATACAAACTGTACGATCGAGGCCCTTTCCCGCGAGGGCGGTCTCGACGATGGTTTCCGATCGATATTCGCCTCGATCGACGAGATCCACCAACATAAAGACAACAAAATATACAAAGCGCTTTATAACGGTACTCGCGCTCTTGACGAGACTCTCGTCTCTATGATAACGACGCGAGGCGATAACCTTAACTCGTTCTGTAAAGAGATGGACGATTACGCGATTAAGATCCTCCAGGGCCTCAGTACGGCGGAGGATTTTTTTATCGATATCTATTGTCTCGACGAGAACGACGATATATGGGATCCGGCGAATTGGTGTAAGGCTAATCCGTTTATATGCGCTCCTGGTAATGAGTCCAAGTTTGAGACCTTATGTACCGACGCTCAGACCGCTAAGGATATGGGCGGCTCAGATCTGAGAGACTTCCTTACAAAATCTCTTAATCTTTGGGTCCAGAATACGGACGATCTCTTTATTCTCCCGGATAAATGGGCGAAATGTGGACGCGGTCGGACGCTCGAGGACTTTCGCGGCCGGTCGTGTTGGGTTGGTCTCGACTTATCCTCCGGCGGCGACCTTACGACGTACGCGCTCGAGTTTCCGGAGGAGTACACGACAGAGAGCGGAGAGACAAAGGAGAAATATTATTTTTATGCTCATTGTTTCATGCCTCGAGGCCGTCTCCAAGAGCATATAGAGACAGATCTCGCGCCTTATGACCTATGGGAACAGATGGAGTTAATCACGGTAACCGGAGGAGCGGGAGACTTTAAGAACGATTATAAGTTTATTATTAAAGACCTCGCGAGAGTCCGAGAGGAGTACGATCTAACGTTTCTCGGTATCGGAATAGATCCACATAACGCCGACGGCGTCCTTTCGGATCTTGAGTCTTTCGGTTGTCCGGTGGTTATTATTATCCAGAGTTGTAAGAGTTTGAACGACGCGACGGTCGACGTCCAATTACTTGTTAAATCCGAGGATTTCGAGTATTTCTCGGAAAACGAGCTTTTAACCTGGAGCTTTCTTAACGCGAGAGTCGTCCGGAACTCTTTCGACGAGATCAAGGTCGATAAGAGACCGGGATTTAATTTTAAGCGTATCGATCCGGTCGACGCTTGTATCGACGCTCACGCTCTCATGCTCAAGAATAAGAATAACCAGGTTGTCGACGTCGGATCCGAATTAGATCAATATCTTAAACTCATGGGATGGACAAAAACGGAGGAATAGAGGTGATTTAGTTTGAATATATGGAAAAGGATCGCGAAAGCCTTTCGGTATGTTTTCTCTGCTAAGAGTCGCCGAGAGACGATCGAGCTTAATAATCTGTATAAGTTTCTCGGTATAGATCCGGACCAGGACGAGAGAGCGCTCTCCGAGGCCACTTATTACGCTTGTATGAAAGTGTTATCGGAGGCGATCGGTAAATTACCGCTTAAGCTCCTCCGGCATAACGCGAGAAACGGCGTCGAGACCATGCGAAAACATCCGTTATATTTCATCTTGCACGATCGGCCTAATCCTTATATGACCTCCTCGGTCTTTTGGAATACGGTCGAGTATAACCGAAATCATTACGGAAACGCTTACGTCTGGATCCAGGGCGCCGGTAAGGATATGAAACTTTGGATCTTGCCCTCGCCGGACGTACAAGTCATTTACGACGACGCTAAGGTCCTCGCGGATCAGCCGGATATTTATTACCTATACTCGGCCGGATCCCGTCAATTTATGTTTGGATCCGAGGAGATCTTACATTTTAAGACGTCGAACACGCTCGACGGCCTTATCGGTGTATCCGTCCGCGATCAGCTAAGGGCGACGATCTCCGGCGGTATCAAGTCTCAGAAGATGATTAACAGTATGTATGAGTCCGGTTTTACTGCTAAAGCCGTACTTAACTATACCGGATCTCTGAATGAGGCAAACGTTAAGGAACTCGTTAAAATGACCGAGGCGTACGCTAAGGGCGAACTTAAAGAGGACGGTATCGAGAATATTATTCCGATCCCGCTCGGCTTTAATTTGACGCCTCTTAACGTCAAACTCGCCGATAATCAGTTTATCGAGGTCCGACAGTATACCGCCTTACAAATCGCGTCGGCATTTGGTATTAAACCGTATCAGATCGGCGATTATACCAAGTCGTCTTACGCCTCGGCGGAGGCTCAACAGCTTTCTTTCTATGTCGATACCCTGTTATATATCCTCAAACAGTACGAGGAGGAGTTAACGTATAAGCTCCTTTCTCGCGGAGAGATTGACGAGGGGTATCACTGGAAATTTAACGTCGCGGTTATTCTCCGCGCCGATCTCGCGACTCAGATTAAGACGCTCTCTCAGGGCGTTTCTAATTTCATCTATACGCCGAATGAGGCTCGAGCTATGCTCGATCTCGAGGCGAAAGACGGAGGAGATCGTCTCCTCGGTAACGGTGCGAGTATTCCGGTCGAGTTGGCCGGTACTCAATATATCAAGGATTCGCCGGAAACAGATCCGTCGGAGGATCCGGAAAATAACGAGGGAGGAGGTAAGGAGTAATGGATCCCGAAAAACTTACGTTTAACGATCCGGACGCGATACCGGGAGTTATCTCAAAACTCGCGAACGTCTCGCCTCTGGAAGTAACGCCGGAAGATCTGAAAAGGATAAATAAATACACTCTCGCGCCGGTCCAGGCCGAGGACGTCTTTATCTTTAAGGCGACTCTCGCCGATAACGAACAAGACGACCGTAATTATATGCCTTTCAATCTGAAAGCACTTACGGACCTTAAGAAACTGTATCCCGGGAAGACCATGCTTAAGGACCATAGCCGGAGAGCGGATAATCAGATCGCGAGGATTTACGATACCGATCTCGTCCAGGACGCTAACAAAACGACCGAACTCGGCGAAATTCATACCGAATTGATCGCGAAAATCTACATGATTAAAACCGACGGTAATAAGGATCTGATTTCCGAGATTCTCGGAGGTATTAAAAAAGAGGTCTCGACCTCGACCGTCCCTGAGAAAATGATTTGTAGTATTTGCGGTTGCGACAATATGAAAGACTATTGTCGTCATTGGCCGGGGATCGAGTACGCCGTAACCGATAACGACGGTAAAACGACTCGTAAACGGTGTAAAATGCTCTTGCATGGAGCGAGAGAGGCGTACGAGCTTTCTTTCGTCGCTGTACCGGCTCAGCCTCGCGCCGGTACTCATAAGTCGATCGGCTTTACTAAGCCTTGCGAGGAGAAAGAGACTCCGGAGGAAACTCCGGACGATAAGACCGAGGCTCCGGCGGTTAATCCGGAGGAGGATACCAAGTATAAAGCGCTTGAGCGTTTGACTCGACAGAGAATCGCGTCTTACGACAGGCGTTAATTTTATGAAAAGGAGTATTTACCATGAATAAGAAAATGAGAGAAATTCTCGCTCAGATCCAGGCAAAGACCGCCGAGGCTAAGTCCTTTATGGAGGGCGAAACTAAGGACGTCGAAAAGGCTAACGCTCTTATGGACGAGGTCGACGCTCTCCAGAAAGAGTATGATACCGAAAAGCGGATTTACGACCGCGATAAGGCGAACGGCGCTCAGAGTGCCGCCGCTCCGGTCGAGGATCACGTCCAGGCCGAGACCGCTAAGGATACCGCTTCGGAGGTTGACGCCGTTTCTAAGTTTGGCGCCGACGCTAAGGCCGGTTTCCGTCTCAATAAGACCATGAACGAGGGTACCGCCCTCGACGGTGGTTATACCGTTCCGGAGGATATCGTCGCGCGTGTCCAGGAGTACCGCGACGCTAAGGCCTCTCTCCTCCGCCTGGTGCGTCGTGTTCCCGTCAAGACCAACAAGGGCGCTCGTACCTTTAAGAAACGCGCTCAGCAGACCGGTTTTACCAAGGTCGGCGAGGGTGCCAAGATCGGCGCGAAAGCGACTCCTCAGTTTGAGAGGATCGAGTATGAAATCGAGAAGTACGCCGGTTATTTCCCGGTGACTAACGAGGTCCTCGACGACTCCGATTCTAACCTCGGTCAGATCCTTATCGAGTGGATCGGCGACGAGTCCCGCGTTACCGCGAATAAGCTCATTCTCGAGGCGATCAAGACTAAGACCGCCGTCGCGATCGATGGTTACGACGGTATCAAAAAGGCGATTAACGTCACTCTCGGACAGGCTTTCGCGGCCTCCTCTAAGATCGTGACGAACGACGACGGTCTTAATTACCTGGATACCCTTAAGGACGGTAACGAGCGTTACCTCCTCACTCCGGATCCGGCCGATACTCTGAAAATGCGTCTCCAGGTCGGCGGTCGCTTTATCCCGGTCGAGGTTATTCCGAATAACGACCTCGCGACCGAGGAGGTTAAGTCCGGTCAGACCGTGACCGGTTATAAGATCCCGTTTATCCTGGGCGATCTCGAGGAGGGTATCGTCTATTGGGATCGTAAGCAGATGAATATTAAGATCTCCGACGTCGCGGTCGTCGGCGAGCTTAACGCTTACGAGGAGGATCTCACTTTGTACCGTGCGATCGAGCGCGAGGACGTCACGACTCGCGACGAGGCCGCTTTCGTTAACGGCTATATCCAGATTTCCGCGTAAGTTTTCCATGATAGGACCGGGGAGAGATCTCCGGTCCTATCTCTCATATGCGACGGCGGAAAGGAGTCGGGCAAATGTGCGAACTTAAAGACTCTATCACAATAGAGGATGTAACCGATTATCTGGGAATTGACTATGTCGATGATGTCGTCGAAAGAAACATAAAACGGTGCATTAGTACCGCCGACGCTTTCCTTAAAGGCTCGATCGGATCCGAATATCCTCGATCGGATCCTCGGTCGAAAGAGGTCGCTTTAGCCGTCATTTCGGAGTTATACGACGGTCGAGGAACGGTCGAGACGCTCTCCGGAAATACTCGGAGAATGGTACACGATCTTTCTTGGCAATTACGGTTAGAATTGAGGCGCGGATACGATGAGTAAAGTTATCGACCGTCCTATCGTGATACAGAAAATAGATCCGGATACTGAGGAATGGAAAGATCTCTTTCACGTTCACGCCTATATCAATAAGGCACGGACGGACGATCAGTATTTACGGAACGGCTCGACTCGAACGAGAAAAAATCTCGTTTTTGAGATCCGGTATTTCCAAAAGCTCGAGCCGATCTCGCTTAATCTCCAGGGGTACCGGATCGTCTATCTCGGAACGCCGTACGCGCTCGAGGATTACGACGATTATCTCCTCCGTCATAAGACGGTTAAGCTCCTGGGGGTATCTTATGAGCGATAATATTATCTGTACTGCCGATACTCTTACCGAGGCCGTCCGTACTCACCTGGACAATTATAACCGGGTCGTCGTCCAGGGTACAAAAGCAAAAGCGAAAGAAGCGATCGACAAATTAGTACAAAGGACGAAAGAAACCGCTCCGAAACGGCGTCCTAAGTATTATCGGGCGATAACGAGCCGTAAAGAATGGGAAACGGCGGTCGGTATTGAGTACACTTGGTACGTAAAGGGATCCGAATATCGTTTGTCTCACCTCCTGGAACATGGACACGCGACACGACGTAAGCGTAACGGTAAAGGCCGTACCGCCGGTACCGGCTTTATTAAGAACGCAAGCGATCCCATTATCGAGGAATATATCCAAGCGGTTGAGGAGGTGGTTACTAATGGTTAAAACCATTTTGACCGAGGCCGGATTTATCGAGGGCAAGTCTTTCAAAGAGACGCGGTTTCTTAATCCTCCTCATGAAACTTACGCCGTTTATTTCGATAAATTCGACAGTAGAGGCGCGGATAACGCGAATCTATTAAAGGAACATGAGTATACGATCGAGTTATACTCTTATACTCCGGATCCGGACGCCGAGAAACGAGTCGAGGCGGCTTTCGATCTGTACGCGATCCCGTACACGAAACAAGAAAGGTATTGGATCCAGGAGGAACAGCTTTACCAAGTTGTTTTTGATTTTGATTATATCGAGAAAATAAGGAGGTAACCTTATGGCCGGTACTACGGTTAAGAAAAGAGACGCCGAGGTAATCACTCTCGGATCCGGCGATCTCATGATTAAGGAGTATACGGGTACCATGCCCGAATACTCCGCGTTTAGCGCGACGACCGATCTCCTCGGTCGTATTAAAGGCGGCGCGACTCTCGAGTATACGCCTACATGGTACGAGGCAAAGGACGACGCCGGTAAGGTCTCTAAGACTATCGTTACCGACGAGACTGCGACTCTCCGCTCCGGTATCATTACTTGGAACGGTACCACTCTCAAGAAACTTTGCGCGACCGGTCGCGTAACCGAAAACGGCGGTATTCGTACCGTTAAGATCGGCGGCGCGGCGAATAACGACGGTAAGTCGTACGCGCTTTGTTTCCATCATACGGACGCGGCCGACGGCGACGTCTGGATCGTTCTCAGAGCTAAGAATCAGGGCGGTATCTCTCTCGCGTTTGCAAAGGACGCCGAGACCGTTATCGACGCCGAGTTTAACGCTCTCCCCCAGGATACCGAGGGTACGCTTATCCAGTACGTCGAGGAAATGACTACGACGACCTAAGTCTCAGTAAAGGCGAGAGGAGAGTAAAATCTCCTCCGCCTTATTTTTCTATCATGGAGGTTTTATCATGGCTCAAGTTTTGAACTTTCATAATGTCCAGAAACATTATTTGAATATCGTCCTCGCCGACGAGAAGAATACCGAGTTAATGGTCGGTACTCCGACGAAAGGCGTTATGGACGATCTCCTCGTCCTCCAGGGGGCGTTAAACGAGATCTCCGAGGACTCCGATAATATGGAGGCGACCGAGGATCTTTACCGCGTAACCGCTAAGATCCTCTCCCGTAACAAGGCGGGAATCAAGATCACAAAAGAGGCCCTCGCGGACCTTTTCGATTTTGAGGATATCGTTATTTTCTTTAACGCCTATATGGAGTTTATTACGGAGGTTACCTCCTCAAAAAACTGAGTATCCCTTATTATCCGCTAACCGACGATAATAAGGGTCATCATAAATATACGATCGCGACGACCTGGGAGCATTTGGTTTCTCAATATACCGGCTTGAATATGTTAGAGGTCCAAGATCTCGACTATATCGAGTATCTCGAATTTCGGAGAGACGCTTTTATATGGCGTATGTCTCAGACGGAAAAGGGCGAGGAGTATCTTGATAATGCTTGGAGACTCGAGCAGACGGAGCCGGATCGCGAACGTTTGAGAGCAAAATTCAATAAGTGAGGAGGTTTCTCTAATGGCCGGTGGTATTAAAGGTATTACCGTTAAAATTGGAGGCGATACGACCGAACTCGGACGAGCTTTATCCGACGCCACGACCAAAAGTACCTCTTTACAAAGGGAACTTAGAGGAGTAAATACGCTCCTTAAAATGGATCCGGGTAACGTCACGTTACTAACTCAGAAATCGGATCTTTTGAAACAGTCCATAACAGAGACCGAGAATAAACTTAAGTCCTTAAACGAGGTCCTCCAAAAAGTCGAGTCCGGCGAAATCGAAATGACCGACGAGGAAATGAGAAATCTCGAGAGAGAGATCGCCTCGACGGAGAATCAGCTTAAAGGCCTTAAGAATCAGTTTAACGAGTTTGGATCCGTCGGCGCTCAAAAGGTCGCGCTCGTCGGCGAAAAACTTAAAGACGTCGGCGGCAAGGTCGAGGACGTCGGTAAAAAACTCTCGGTCGTTTCTGCCGCCGCCGGTGCTATTCTCGGCGGCTCTATTACTCTCGCGTCGAATTTCGCCGACGCTATGGCTCAAGTAAATACGATCGCGGATACCTCGGAGGTCTCTCTTTCGGACCTCTCCGATCAAATCCTCGAACTCTCAAATACGACAGGGATCGCGGCGACCGATATCGCGGCCGCTACGTATAACGCGATCTCCGCCGGACAGGATACCGCCGACGCCGTTAATTTCGTCTCGAACGCGACAAGCCTCGCTCGAGCCGGTTTTACTGATACCGGGAGCGCGATCGACGTCTTAACAACGATCATGAACGCTTACGGCATGGAGGCCGAGGAGGTCGGTCGAGTTTCCGATATTCTGATTATGACTCAGAATAAAGGTAAAACGACCGTCGCGGAGTTGGCCTCTACAATGGGTAAGGTAATTCCGACGGCTAACTCGATGAATGTATCTCTCGATCAGTTGGCCGCGAGTTATGCGATCATGACCGCGAACGGCGTCGCGACCGCCGAGTCTACAACGTACATGAACGGTATGTTAAACGAACTCGGTAAGTCGAGTACGACCGTCGGTAAGATCCTCCAGGAGAAAACCGGTAAGTCGTTTCAACAGTTAATGGCGGACGGCCTTTCGCTCGGCGACGTGCTTAAGGTTGTACAAGATTACTCGAACGAGTCCGGGATCGCGTTTAATGAGTTATGGTCCTCAGCCGAGGCCGGTCGAGCGGCTCTTATCTTAGCCGGACAGGGCGTCGAGGGCTTTAACGAGATGGTCGATACCATGAACGAGAGCGTCGGCGCCACAAGCGAGGCTCTCGAGAAATTGGAGACTCCGTCTCATACTGCCGAGGTCGCGATTAACCAGGTTAAAAACGCGGGTATCGAACTCGGTACGACCGCGCTCGAGGCCTTAGCTCCTCTTATCGAAAAAGTCGCGACGGCGATTTCCAATTTAACGAGTTGGTTTAGTAATCTCTCTCCGGAGATCCAACAAACTATACTTGTCGTCCTCGGGATCGTTACGGCTCTCGGTCCGTTTTTGATAATTCTCGGAAAGATTATCTCCTCGATCGGCTCGATCCTTACTCTCGCGCCTAAGCTCGTCGCCGGGTTTAATACCATGAAAACGGCCTTTACTGCACTCTCGGCGGTATTTGCCGCGAATCCGATCGGACTCGTTATCACGGCTTTAGCGGCCTTGGTTGCGGCGTTTATCTATGCTTATAACCATTCCGAGAAATTCCGCGATATCGTAAACAATGCCTTTAACAAGGTGAAAGAGGTCGTCGGAAATGTTGTAAACGCGCTCGTTACGTTCTTTACTCAGACCTTACCGAACGCCTTTAACTCGCTCGTTAATAAGGTAAAAGAGGTCGTTAACAATATCGTTAATTGTTTTAAAAATCTGCCGTCGACTATGGTCTCGATCGGTAAGAATATTATCCAGGGCATAATTAACGGTATCGGATCTATGGTCTCAAGTCTCTACTCGTCCATTAAAAACGCGCTCTCCGGACTCGTTCAGAGAGCGAAATCGGCGCTCGGTATCGCCTCGCCGTCAAAGGTTTTCGCGAATGTTATCGGTAAGCAAATTCCCGCCGGTATCGCTCAAGGCGTCGAGGATAACCAGGATATCGCCGAGGACGCGGTCGAGCGGATGGCCGACGATCTTACGGATCTCGACCTTAACGACGCGACTCTTTCCCGCAAACTTAACGCGACCTTTACCGCAAGCGCCGCCGGATCTAACGCACAAGTCGCGGAGATCTTAGGCAATATTTATAATAAGCTCGACAAACTGAGAATATACCTCGACTCCGGCGAATTGGTCGGCGGTCTTATCGATTCGATCGACGGCGGTCTTAACGAGAAATATACTCAGACTGAAAGAGGTTGGTAACATGAGAGGTTGTACTTTTATCCTTAACGGAGTTTCGACTCATACCGGAAACGATCTCGATCTCGTCCAGGAACGGAAAGAGATCGGCGCTCCGGAGGTCCAATTTTATACGGTCGAGGTACCAGGGCGTAACGGCGTCCTCGATCTTACGAAATCCCTTACCGGCCGGACGACGTTCTTTAACCGTAAAATCAATTTCCGGTATTTCGCGTCCGGTACTCTCGCGGAGATCCTCGAAAAGATCGATACTCTCATGATGTACCACGGCGAAACGGTCCGCATTATCGACGACGATACTCCGGCGTATTATTACGAGGGATCCGTCGTCGTCGAGGTGGATCGTAAACCGGCGTACGCTTATATTAACCTCGAGGTCGACGCTCAGCCTTTCCGGATGAAACTCGAACAGACCGAGAACTCTTATACTCTCACGGAGACAGAGACCGAGGTCGAGATCGTTAATCCGGGATACGCCGTTACTCCGGAGATTGTCGTCTCTGATACGTGCGTAATCGCTAAGGGGGATACCTCGTTTAACCTTACGGCGGGAACGTACTCCGATATCTCCGCTCTCATTCTGGAGCAAGGGAGTAACGTCTATACGGTTTCCGGATCCGGTACCGTAAATATCAATTACCGGGAGGCGCGTATCTAATGTTTACCGTTTATGTTGATAATAAGGAGCTTTGGTCGCCTAACAGTAACGACCGGAAACTCCTTAATCCGACGGTAGACTTAGGCGTAAATAAGGCCGGATCCTTTTCTTTTCGGATCTTGCCGGATCATAAGTTTTACGACGCTTTCGTTAAGATGAAATCGATCATTACGGTTATAGAGAATAACCGGACGATCTTTAAAGGGAGAGTATTCTCGGATCCCTCAGATTTTCGGAAAATAAAGAAAATCGAGGCGGAGGGTTTACTCTCCTATTTTAACGACTCGATCGTTAGGCCTTACGAGTTTCAAGGCTCAGTCGAGGAATACGTCGATCTTTTGATCGATCAGCATAACGCGCAAGTCGAGCCGTCTCAGAAATTCATACTTGGCCGCGTCACGGTAACAGATCCAAACGACTATATAACGAGACAGTCCTCCGATTTTCCGACGACTTGGTCCGAGATAACCGCTAAGCTGATAAATAAGCTCGGCGGTTATATTGTTATCCGGTACGAGTCCGACGGAAATTATATCGACTATCTCGAGGACTATACCGATACCTCTCTCCAGGAGATAAAGTATAGCGTTAACCTCCTGGATCTCGACCGCTCCTCCTCCGGTGAGGATCTCATTACCTGTATTATCCCGTACGGCCACAAAGACGACGATACCGGATCGAGAGTTACGATCTCGAGCGTTAACGACGGCCTCGATTATCTCGTCGACGAAACAGCGGCCGCGCAATACGGCCGGATCTCTCGCGTCGTGATATGGGAGGACGTTCTCTTACCGGCGAATCTCAAAAGGAAAGCTCAAGAGTATTTAGCCGAGAAAGTCTTAATCGCGACTAAGCTCACGATTAAGGCGCTCGATCTTCACCTCGCCGATAATACCGTCGAGCCGTTTAAGCTCGGCGATTATATCCGGGTATACTCTGAGCCTCACGGGATAAACCAACGGGTCTTATTGACAGCGTACAAGATGGATCTATCCGATCCGAAAAACTGTACAATCACGTTAGGAATGGAAAAATCCTCGTACCTGGGCGACGTCGCCTCGGATCGAGCGCAAACTAACGAGATTATCCGTCAAGAGATTGGAAACGCGACCGAGGCGATCTCGGATCAAATCCTTTCCGAGAGTCGGACGTACGTTAATACTCAGATCGATAACGCTCAAGAGAATACTCGTACCATGTTGGGCGAGTATGTCCTTATTACCGAACTGAATCAGTATAAGGAGTCCGTCTCGACTCAGTTTACACAAAATAACGAGTCCTTTACCATGCTCTTTAATTCGCTCTCTGAGCGCATTACGGAGGAAAACGGCGAAATCAGTAACCAGGTAACCGAACTCTCGAAATATATCCGGTACGTCGACGGCGCGATCATTATCGGCGAGGTCGGTAATACGCTCTCGACCAAGATCGCAAACGGCCGGATCTCGTTCATTTATAACGACTCTCTCGAGGTCGCGTATATCACGGACTCGAAACTCTATATCACTCAAGCGGAGGTACTCGAGCAAATTATTATCGGTAATTTTGCCTTTATTCCGAGAGCTAACGGAAACCTCTCGTTTAAGAAGATTTAAGGGAGGGCTTGAGATATGGCTCTAAGCGGAACTTTATACTCGAGTGAGTATAACGATTATGATACCGTCGGTCCGAGAGGCGTCGCTTTCTCCTGGAGCGCGACTCAGAATATCGCTGGAAACTATAGCGATATTACTTGGTCTCTTGACGGTTACGACGGATACGACGATATTCACCAATATAACGCCGGTAATTTTCTCGTCCAGATCGACGGATCGACCGAATACTCCTCCGCGACTCGAATTAAGCTCTATAAAGGGACTCACGTCGCAAGCGGTACAAAGAGGATCTATCACGCCTCCGATGGTACCGCGTCTTTCTCGGTCCATATTGAGGCCGCTATTTATCTTTTCGCGGTTAACTGTACCGGCGATCAGACCTTTACTCTTAACACGATCGGCCGGACGTCAAATCCGACGGTAAACAAATCCTCGATGAATTTCGGAGAGACCGTCCGGATCTCGACTAACCGATCGGCGACAAGTCTTACTCATACCCTTACGTATCAGATAGGTACTTGTACCGGAACGATCGCGAGTAACGTCGGCGCTTATTACGATTGGACTCCTCCTCTTTCTCTATGCTCGACCATGCCGAACGGCGTCACGGGTACGTGTGTAATCACTTGTACCACCTATTACGGGAGTACGGCGATCGGTACGTCGACGACGTCCTTAACGCTTAACGTACCGGCCTCAGTCGTACCAGGAGGAACGATCACGGTCGACGAGGCCGAGACTGAGGTAAAGCAGAAGTTTAACGCCTATGTAAAAGGCCTCTCCCGGCTCGATATCGACGTTAACGGCGCCGGTATATACGGATCCTCGGTCGTCTCGGTAACTCTGTACGCGAACGGCGCGACGTATACGGTCGACGGCTCGAGTCTTTCGGTTATTACCGAGTATCTTATCTCCTCCGGTACCGTCTATATTAACGCGACGATTAAGGACTCTCGCGGCCGATCCGGATCGATACAGACGTCGATTACCGCCTTAGACTATACGAGGCCCTGGGCGAATACCTGGAGCGTATTCCGGTCTAACTCGACCTCGTACGTCGAGGACGACGAGTCGAGCGTCGTCGCGCTCATTTGGGATCTTGAGATTACGACTCTCGCCGGTAACTCTGGTACACTCAAGGTCTATTATAAAAAGCATGAGGATCCGGATACCTCGTATACTCAGATCTCGGCGATAACCGGATCCGGTACTCATGTCGAAAACCGGACTCACGTCTCCGGGATAAACGTCGATGATTCTTACGACTTTAAGCTCGAATGGGCGGACGAGTACGCGACGACAATTCTTATCGCCTATGTATCGACGGCGTTTACCTTGGTCGACTATCGCGAGGACGGTCACGGGATCGGTTTCGGCAAAGTCGCCGAGGGTGAGTACGGTTTCGACGTCGGCCTCGATACCATCTTTAGAGGACGCTTTTTCGCGGACCTCTCGGAGATCCTCGTCGTCGAGACCTTTACGTATAATACCGGAGTTACGATCCAGGCAAACGCCTCGCAAATGGTAACGATATCGATCGAGAAAACAGGCTATACGCCTCTCGGTATCGTCGCTCTAAACTCCGCGAGTTTTGCGGTTATCCCTTGGCAATATCGACTTTCTAACGATGGCTTAAACGCTTATCTCTATTTGAGAAATCTCCTCTCCTCGAATACCACGATCGGAGGCGTCTCCGTTACGATTCTCTTTATAAAGGAGGTGAGGGTATGATCGCAAAGCTAATTGAGTCCGTCGATATTAAGTATTTGATAACGCTCCTCTTTGGATCCGGGATCCTCGGAGGGTTTATCAAATATATTTCCGGACGCCTTAAAGAAAACGACGACAAAACAAACGCCGTTTGTAAAGGCGTCCAGGCTTTATTAAGATCTCAACTATACGACGCGTACGATAAATATACCGATCGTGGATACGCGCCGATATACGCGAAAGAAAATTTCTTGAATATGTACGAGCAGTACCATTGTCTCGGCGCTAACGGCGTTATGGACAAGTATAAAGAAACTTTTATGGAACTGCCGGACAAAAAAAAGGAGGATACAAAACCATGAAACCGAAAATCGATACTATCGTCCGGACGATCGTCCTCGTCCTCGCTCTCGTTAATCAGATCCTTACCACGACCGGACACTCCGTTATCCCGGTTACCGACGACCAGATCGCCGAGGTCGTCTCCCTGGTAATTACGATCGGCGCGTCTCTTTGGACTTGGTGGAAAAACAACAGCTTTACCAAGGAGGCTATTAAGGCCGACGTTTACCTCGATAATCTGAGAAATGGGCGCTAACAATATTTGGAACCGGCTCCGGTCTTTCGGTCTATCCGAGGCCGGAGTCGCCGGTTTAATGGCGAATCTCCGGAAAGAGTCTCTCCTCCGGAGTAATAACGTCGAGGACTCCTCCGGATACTCGGACGAGGTTTATACGAGAGGCGTCGACTCCGGATCCTATTCGAGATCTCAGTTTGTAAACGATAAGATCGGATACGGCCTCGCACAATGGACCTTTTCGACTCGGAAAGCCGGTCTTTATGACCTGGTAAAAAGTCGCGGCGTCTCGATCGCCGACGAGAATACTCAGATCGAGTATTTAGTCCAGGAGCTTACGAGAGATTTCTCCGGTCTTTTCGCGTATCTGAAAACGACCGAGGATCTCGCTACCGCGACGACTCGCGTTAATAACGAGTTTGAGCGGCCGAGGTATAACACTCTCGCCGAGAGAATCGGATACGCTAAGGAGTATTACGCGGAGTTTTCCGGTACCAAGACCGAGGAGGTTAAGAGCGTGGACAAGCTGAAAAAGACGATCGAGATCGCGGACGGTGAGGTCGGCGTCCGGGAGACCGGCGAGAATTACGTCAAGTATAACGATGAATATTGGGGTAAAGGCGTCGGCGGTCCGGATTATCCTTGGTGCGTCGTCTTTCTCTGGTACGTCTTTAAGTTGGCCGGAGTTACTTTCCCGAAAACCGCTCATTGTGACGGCGTCCGGTCCTATGCTCAGAGCGTCGGCCGGTGGGTGACGTCCGGTTACCAGGTCGGCGACGTCGTGATTTTTGACTATAACGGCGACAATTCCGGAGATCATATCGGACTTATTGCAAAGGTCGACTATGGCGTTTTTACCACGATCGAGGGTAACTATAGCGATCGCGTCGCTTACGTGACTCGTACGGCGTCGAATATTATCGGCGCGTACCGTCCGGATTACGGGTCGACCGGATCCGGAGTCATGGACGAAACTCCGGCGGCAAGTCAGACCGTCGCCGTTCCGGTGGTAACTTGCAAAGTCGAGTTACCTCTCCTCAAGAAAGGGAGTAAGGGCGGCGCCGTTAAGAGTTTACAGACGCTTTTAATCGGCCTTGGTTATTCTTGCGGCTCGTACGGTACCGACGGCGATCTCGGTAACGCTACTCTTTCGGCGATTATGAAATTCCAGGAGGATAACGGACTCGAGAAAGACGGTATCGTCGGTCCGAATACTTGGAAAAGTATTATCGAAAAATCGTGAATCCTCGTAATCGCCTCGCCTCGGCCTCAGATTTCGCGCCTCTGAACGTTTTAGGGGCCGAGGGGTATAGAAATAAGGGTAAAAGTTAAAACGCCTCTGAGGGGCGTTTCTGAGCGCGTAGAGCGAAAGCATAATTTAAGGCCTCGGAGATTTAATCGTCTCCGGGGCCTTTTTTCTATTTCTCGAGAAGATCCTCGACCGTTACGCCTAACGCGGTCGCGATCTGATAGACCGTTAACGCCGAGGCTTTATTTATATCCTTTACGCCTTGCTCGTAATACTGGATCATACGGAGGTTAACTCCGGATCTCTCGGCAAGTTTGGCTTGAGAGATATTCCTCTCGATCCGGATCCGGTTAAGGTTGGTCGCGAGAGAGGCGATCTTATACGCTCCTTTCGTACCGGCCTCGATTACCTCGAGGTCCTCCAGGCTCCGGCGTTGATCGAGACTCATAAGGGCGAGATCTCCGGAGAGGATCGTACGGTCGTCCAGGCGGATAGATTTCCAGTTTTTGCAGTCTTTGAGTTTCATATTATTAGCTCCTTTTCTCCGGAGGAATTTCGGCGCCTCCGGTCGCCTTGGTTTATTAGTAATTAAGAACTCGGATCTCGTCCACTCCGTAATGAGTGCCGTTTGAATCGTAAAGAATTTCGATTAAACCGAGATCCTCGAGCTTTTTAAGAGTGCGACTATTACACATCGAGAGCGCGATACCGTTTTTCCGTTTCTCATACGTCGTAATCGTATAATTCCGAGACCATTCGTCCATAGAATCAAGATCCAGGCGATCGACGTGATAGCTTTTCATATACCATTCCTCGAGAGTATGGGTCCTTGCAAAGTCGATTTCTTCTTTCGCGTGATTTAATACGGCCTCTTGTGCTTTACTGAGTTTCATAATTACACCTCCTTTACTGTGATTTCCAAAACGTGAGAGTATGACGGGTACCGGGTGCCGAGTACGGAAAGGATCTCGCGATCTCTGTATTCCGCTTGAGGACCTTTCGGACCGCTTACGATCTCGTCGAGATTTCCGTCCGGCTTACGAATAAAGATAAAAGACTGAGGAGAAATTTTCCATAAATCCTTAACTGTCATGATCGTTAATCCTTTCTCCCCGTCGAGCCGATAGGACAGCTTTTTTATTAAGCGAGTTTTGCCTCTTTACGTAAGATTTCAAACGTCTTATTGATGTAATCAACGGTGAGGCGAGAGAAGATTTCCGGACTATAGGTCCTTAAGGCGGATCCCTCAAGACTGATTTCCTCGAAATCCTTTCGACGCTGTGCCTCGATC